CAAGCTCGTTTTTCTTTCTGTAAAAGTCAGTGTAAACGTGAATGCCGGGAGAGTTTTCAAGGTCATGTGATCCAAAAAACACGTATGGCTTTCGGCCACGCACTTCAGTTGCGCATTGAATCGGGTAGTTTTCCCTAAAGCTCCAAGCGCCAACCTCATAGTGCCAGACCAATAGGAGATTGTTCTTCTTCCCAATTGTTGGAACAGAAAGCCAATACTCTTTGTTGTTTCGATTCAAGCACCCAACAGCAGATCCAGCGGCTGAAAATCCAATCCTTTCAACCAAATCTTTGATTGGTGTGCTTAGTTCAACAACCATTGTTGGTGCATTCGTGTCTTCAAGCATCCCTCGAACAACATGAACTCCACTGCTCGACAGAAACACGAGGCCGGTCTGAGGAACATCTTTAATTGAGTTGGGAGCAATGCAGCCAATGTCTCTGGTCAGTGTTTGGGCTACAAACCCCGCCTGAGGGCTTCCCTTGATAAAGAAGATCCCGTGCTCCTTGAACACGACCAAAGCGTTTGTGGTTGCATACAGGCCAGTTATTTCACCAGCATCCGCGTCACCAATATCAAAGACATTGTCACGAGGGAATACTTCTGGAGTTCCGGGAGCACTGAACCGAATCAAGTTGTTCGGCATTCCGGCAACAAAAATTGTGTTCTTGAATGATGCGATGTACTTGGCTTGAGCGGGAAATGCTCCGAAATCCTCAGGGTCACGAATTCCGCCAAGGTTAGAATCGGAAATGCCGTCTTCAATAATGCTCGTTTCATTGTCTTGAACTTCCTTTAGAAAGTGGAAGTTTCGACCAATTTCAGAACTAATCGCGTTGCCGAAATCATCAAAAATGTCTCGTGTTCTGTAAATCCTTCGAGCGACAACCTCGGGTCCACCGATTGGAAGAGTCAGAGCCGTAAAACGCCTGAATCCATTACAGCACTCGAACTGGCAAATGTTGCTGGGATCAGACAATGGGCTTTCTTGGCCACGGTTGTTTACGAAACTTACGCGATACTGGTAGCCACAAACTTTGGCATCCAACCATCTGTTTTGTTCTAGTATTCCTGTTTTTCCTGTTTTTGCCCCTTTTGGTTTAAGGCTACCTAAACCTTGACCTTTGATTCGGGTTCCAAGCATGTATCTGGTCTCATTTACCTCATGGTCATCGACAGCCTCGTTGTAGTACTCTCGGAACACAACAGTCGCAGATGGTGATGCTGGTTGAGTTGAAAATCCGGCAGGAGATACATAGCGACCATCGAAAACAGAAGGTTCATCAACACCGTTGACCAAATACAAACGACCACCAAATGCAACGCTTTGGGATCCGATCGAAGATGTGGTGGGTACGAATCGCTTTCGAGCCGTAGCGGATGAGGTTCCACTAAATAATTTACCTTCAAGGTCTATGAGGGTATCGAATGGCTTTGCCGTAATCGATGAACTCAATCGGTCAAAATTAGATGTCTTCAGCTTGAGCAAAGCGCCTTTGCCATCCTCAAAAATAATCGATCTTTGAGAACCATTGTGTCGAGACAAAAAGTGAATTGAAGTAATTTCAGAGTGATTGAAACCCCAATCGTAGTCGCCATAAGTAATTAGGTCGTAGGCTCCAGCGTTTTTCCAGCCATCGTAACTGTCCCACGACATCTCTTTGATTTGAGCAGCAGAGTCGGCACTAACGCGCCAACGCTGATCCATTCCACGAAGACGAGCAACTTCAAATTTCTGTGTTTTCATGATTTACTCGGGATGCCAAATCGTTCGCGATCGGCCATGGCTCGATCAAATCCACGACGAATGTACATTCTATCGGTTCGTGAAAGATACTTACTCTTCATGCGCTCCATCAGTTGTTGAGCGCGAGCTTCGTAAAGCTGACTGTACGTGGCCATGCCGTGCTGCATAGAGATGTCCTTGAGGGCCGCGTAAACCAGGTAGTGGTGGTATTGAACGGGCCATTCAGGACAATCAGCATCATTAACCAAACGCAATGGGCGACGGTGATACCGAGCTTCAACAGGGTAGTCGCTTTTCGGCGTGTACCAGAATCTCAAGTATTGACGAGGACCAATCTCGTTCAAGTGTGAATGATCGAACAAATCTCCAGATGGACTGATCTTCGCATCGGTTGATCCTGACCCGTCAGTGGTCCCAGTCAATTCTAGAAAATCATCTCGATAAGCAGTTGTTCCTTCACCAACAGTGGCAATGTGTCTCCACGGACCAACTCCGGTTTCAAGTCTAGACAATGAAACTGTTGACATGTCTTTAGGCTTGATGATTCGTCTGTATATTTTCTTATATCTTCCAGTTGATCTATCGATTGATGCTGATGAATAGTTTGCTCTTGTATCGAACAACTTCTGTAATCGAATCGTTGAGAATGAAGTTCCTTCATTAATTGTTGCAGTTGCAATCTCTGATGGTGGGCTTTCTTTTCCTGCGTACAGGAAGGTGTAGCAGTACTCGTATGTTGCGCCCGGTATTGCTGTTGCATCTACGACACCAGTTGGTCGCTTGTCAGCAGCTACAAACGGTGCATAGTCGGGAGGCCTCAGGTTACTGTGCATTTCTTCAATGCTGACGAAAGGCTCGCCGGTATCAGCACGATCCAGGTACAGATACTCTTCTTTTCGTGCATCAAGAAACATGAATCGACCACGATTTGGCCCGGTCAATGTACTTGTGGTTGAGTCGGTAGAATAAGAGAGAGTTTCACTCTGCTTGATTCCGCGATCCATGATTCCCATGATTTCGATTGAATCTCTCGGCATGGGGTACGTGATGTACTTGATTGTCCAAGATGCGTGGTTTCCCTCAGGTACGGGAGAATCCACAACAAATGATCTGGCATCTCGATAATGCGTGATCAAGTATTCAATGTTGTCGATGACCAAAGTCTGCCCAACAATATCTGAAGGCAGGTTCTTAACACCAGCGCCAGTGGACGTAGAAAGCGTCACAAGGCGTCCGCCGTCAGAGATGATGGTATCGGCACTTCCTGCGGTAATGTCCTGCCTCAGAATGAATACATGGCGCTTTTGCATGAACAACCATTGGTACTGGCTGGAGATCTGCAAGTAGTGCCGGTTGATGACACGGCTCAACCGATCATCGTATTGCTTCAAGTCTGGGTTGTAGTCCAACGCAGAGTTGATTTCTTCGCGGATTTCTTTGAGATTCACGTTGGGCTCCAAAAAAGAAAACGGCTGCTGGAGAAGTATACCCCAGCAGCCGAGAATGGACCGAGGTCCGGTAGCGATTATGGCTTAGAAGTAGCCTTGATCGACGATCATAACTGTAGCTGTATCACTTGAAGTGGCAGTCAATGCACCAGCAATAACGGGTCCAAAAATAGCCGCAGTAAGCTTGTCGGCCATTCCTGTTGATGTTGTATCAGCAACAGGCCCAACAAGAGCATCACCGAATGCAACACCGGCTTCTACTGAAACACCTTCACAATATCCGGCTGTCTGAATTCGCAGATTACCGGCAGCAGTTTTAGTTTCAGCAGCAACACCAATAACAAGAGCGATTGGCTCTGCGTTGGCGGGTCCTTTTGCCGCAACAGCAACCGTTTGGCCTCGACCGTTCGGGCTGGTTGTATCTGTAATAGATACCCATTGGCCTTTTGTTACGGCACCTGAACAGTAAAGCTCTACAAACTTTTTCGGATAATTGGCGTCACCATCGACACCATCGATTTTATGAATTGCCATGTTGTCCTCCCTCTTTTGACTATATGGCTATGAAATAGGGTGGGGCTCGACATGAACCCCACCCAATCAGGATGACCTAGAAGGTTTCCAGGTCGAATGCAATACCGCTAGAACCAAGGTGCTTGGCGATCAGTTGACCACGGCACCGGAGCTTAGCAGCGCGAACGTCGTACTCACCCGACACAGTCTCGAAGTCCGAGAGGTCGAAGTAGCCCTTGGGATCCCAAAGGGTGTAGATGTCGTTCATGTTCAGGAAGTAGAAGCTGATTGGATCAGCAGTCGTACCCGAGGCACCACCAGCGTTGGGCATGTTGTACTCAACGTTGATTGGAATGCCTTGGAACATTTCTACCATGCGACCACCATCAATCTGAGACTGGTCGACGTAACGCTCGTGAGCCGAAAGGGCGCGCTTGAGGTTCTTGAATCCAGCGCGGGAAGCAAGAATCACGTTTGGAGCGCCAGATGGCGACACAGCGTTGATTTCGACAAGCAGGTCGTACAGACCAGCAAGGCCGTTAGCGTTGAAAGATCCAGCGCCATCAAAGCGTTGGTTCTGCCAACCGGTCTTGTCTTGGTAGTCACCCTTGTCAACACCACCAACAGCGTTGACTTGAGCACCAACGGCCAAGTCTTCAAGGAATCCTTGGTGGTCGCCAGTAGTAACGTCGATACCGTTGAGGGTATTCCAGTCTTCCCAGCCAGTCTGGTTGCCCTTGACGATTTGCTTGACGAACTCACGCTTGAGAGCGTTAGCGGTCATCATCACGCGGCTTTCGAGGATGGAGAGCACAGCAGCGTCACCTTGGTTGACCATCTCTTCTTCCGAGGAGATAGCGACAGGGCGAACAACGTGACCGAAGTCGTACTGAGCGGGCTTGAACACGTCTTCGACACTAAGGTCGATGCGCTCAAAACCAGTTTGCATACGAGTGGTCGAAGAGTGCTCACCGAAGCCCAGAGGGACTACGATTCGCGAACCACCGGCTTGAACTGGCTTGCCAGCACCGTGAATGCGTTCTTGAGCATCAAGGAAGGCGACAGACTCGTGAACGTTGTCACGAAAGTCCTTCATCAGGATGTGCATGGTGGTGGAAAGCAGTTCGTTTCCAATAGTCAGGTCAGTGGTGGCCATTTTAGGCTCCTATTAGCGGTTATTTGAAAAGGCTTTTGCAGCTTCGGGGTTGGACTGTAGCCAAGCAGCAATCGAAGCAGCACCTTGCTTCTTGACATCAGGGGGAATCTCAGCGGAATCTGGCGACCCACTCACAGAACTACGTTGCACTCGACGAGCGGCATCCGCTCTAGCGCGACGTTCTCTTTCAGCGCGCTTACGTTGCTCACCCATGACACGACGAGCGCGAACTAGCTCGTATGCATCTTGGGTGGAAAGAGGCGAGTCGGATTCTCTCCGATCAGCAACCATCTTGGCAACTTGCTTTTTAAACGCAGGCTCTTTCATTTCTGGATGTGACTCCAAGAAATCAAGGTATGCGCTCTCTTGGCGACGCTGGGACGACACTTCTTGCATTGGTTGGAATACGCCCCGAACCGCTTCAGCTACGCCGCGGCTGATTCGAGCTTGGATTCCTTCTTCTGACATGATGTCGGGCAGTTCTGATTCATCGGCATTAAGCGTTTCCTTAATGCGTGGATCGTCAATGATTGATGCAAACTCGGCTTGGCGGCGAGCAAAGTCTCGCTCCAGGCTTTGAATCTGCCGCTCTCTCTTCGAGTACTTTTCAACACGTTGCGCGTGGGATGAGTCCAACTCGCCTTGCTTTTGCTTGTAAGCAATTCGAAAGTTGTGAAGCATCCGGCGAGCAACAGTTGGAAGCTCCTTTATGTCTTGCTCACTAATATTTGAGTAAAAATCGTCAGTCTTAAGCTCGTCATCTTCGATCGAAGAGAAGAGAGGGTCGAACGACTTTTCATCGACACTGGGCGCAATTTCTGGCTCATTAGAACTTGAAAATTCTACCGAATCAGTTTCATTTGCATCCGAGAAGTCAGATGTGGATTGGTCCAATTCAAGGCTACTTTCTTGATCGTCCAACAACCCGGTAGTTCCTGCCGTAAGGTCAGGCTCTACATCACTTGTAATTTCGTCTTGCACAAACATCTCCTTTGATTTTTAAATCTACCACTGTCTAAGTTACTTCATCAATAAAATACAAATATTTACTGCATCTCTGCAGCAAGCATTGCATCATCATCACCCATATCGGTAGGCGGCGGAGCCATCTCAGCATCCTCTGGGCCCTCGTCACCGGGAGCCTCAGCGCCCTCCTGAAGTGCCGCAACTGCTTCAATGAACTTCTTGTCCTTGCCCATCATCTTG